TGTTGCAATTTTCTATACTACGTTTTTTAGTTGTAGAAGTTTTTATAGCAGATTGGCAAGTTTCTATTAGTACATTTGTCATTCTTAAAGAATCTATTTCCAATTGCTCGCATGATGCTTTTATAATTTCATCTGTTTTATTTACTAATTGTTTGTCACTTTGTATGAGCCAATCTTGCCATTCCTCATCAGTCATTTTTTCTATTTTTCTGATACAACTATTTCTAATAATAGAAACTGCTCTTTTCATTGAATCATGCAACCATGCTCTGCCTTCAGACATTTTATTGCCTTGCACTTCATTTGCTAAAGTGCTATCTACAAAGTTTAGTGGTTGAATATAAGAATCTCCGCCTTCAATTGGATTAAGGTTTTCTCTTTTCCTAATGTCATTAACAGAGAGCCATCCAGATTCTCTAGCCATTCTATAAGCATCGTATCTTTCTATGGTGTTGCCTCTAAGTAATTCCTCTGCTAAAAATTCAGCATATACTTTTTGCTCATTGTCGCCAATTAATTTCCGATTTATTTCTTGTTCCCATCTTCTCATCCACGGGGCAAGAGTGCTTTGCATGTAAGAAATTTGCTGAGATTCTATATTGCTGAATGTTGCATTAGATAAATCGCCAATCATATGCGGTGGCATTCTATAAATTCGTGCTATGTCTTGTAGTGAATATTGCCTTGCTTCTAACCATTGAGCATCTGAATGCGGAATAGACAACTGTTCCCATTTCATTCCTTCCTCTAAAATTGCAGTTCGCCCAGTATTACCTGAACCAGAATACATCCCTTGCCAACTTTCTCTCAACCGCTTTGCAGCGCCTTCTGATAATTTAGCAGGATGTGAAAGAATGCCAGATGGTCTGCTTGAATTAGAGAAAAATGCTCCACCACTCTTTTCCATAGCAGCGCTTATGCCAATAGTTTCTCTTGCATATTCAATTGGCGAGTAACCAATCAAACCATCATGCCCAAGTCCTTTAAGGTGGAATATTTTTTCACTTGGAAAAGTTATAGTGCCAGCAGTTTTTGAGTTGTAATGGTAAACAACCTCACCATTTACTACTTCCAATTGCATATTTTCTGGCAATAAAATCCATAAGCCAATTACATTACCAGAATTATCTCTTTCAATCTCAGCATAACCATTGCCATATAACAATACATGACCAGTTAAAACTTCTTTAAATGTAAAAGGAGTCATTTCAGCATTTGGACGTTTGTTAAATATTTTATTTACTGGATGTGAGTCAATGCCTTCTCTGCTCATGTCAGAAATTTTGTTATAAACTTTTATTGGCAATGAAGCAACATCTTCTGAAATTGTCCTTACACAAGCAAATACTGCTGGCTGATGCAATGCTTTATCTGGAGTAACCTTAATTCCAGATGCTGTTTGGGAGCCAGTAAATACTGTTTGCCACCATGTAGCATCTTTAAGTTGGCTTCTTATTTCTTTTTCGCCAGTTCTAATCCAATCAAATATTCCCATTAGATGCTCTCCAAGCCTTTATCTTCATAAACGCTATTACTTGTAGTGTTAGCATTTGCTCTGCCAATAGCCATGACAGAAGCAACTATACCATCTATACGCTCATTGCTTCTTTTTTTAGATGGTTTTATGTTTCCAGCACTATCTGTTTCAGCAGCACAAACCGAAGCATTCCATCTTAAAACAGGATGATTATTATGCCTAAACCGTTTGCCTATTACTGAACTTTCCAACTGCTTTGATGGGTCGCTCATTGACCTATAGCCCTGTCCAAAGAATGCAACATTAAAACCATATTCTCCTTCTAACTGGATTGCTGTTTGAGTAGCATTCCATCTATCTATTACCACTTCTTTAATATAGTAACTTTTACTTAATTCAACTAATTTATTAACCACATAACCATAGTCAATTACATCTCCATCGGTACAATTTATGTAACCTTTATCTCTCCAAATTGGATATGGAACACCATCATTTCTATATCTTTGTTCTATATTTTCAGACGGTATAAAGAAAAATGGCAACACGTCATATCCTTTTCCTTCATCTTCTGTTCTAGGAAAAACTAAAACCAAACTAGTTAAATCTAATGTAGAAGATAAATCCAAACCAGCATAACACGTTCGACCAAGCAATTCTTCATCGCTATATCTTGGTTCACATTCATCCCAATCATCCATAGACAACCAGCGACTTAATGCTTCTGTTGGTTGATTCAAATACAAACGTCTAAAAGCATTAGCATAACTAGGCAATGCTTTTGCTTTGGCACATTCCTGCTCATAAAATTCTATTGGCGTAGTTATACCCAATGATGGATTTACCTTGTGCCACAATTTTGGGTCTGTCCAATCTTCATCCTTTTTAGCACACCACAACGCTGGCAAAAAACTGAAATCTTCAACAATGTTATCTCTTACTTGTTCAGCGTAAAAGTGTGTTTCCTTCCAAAGAGTTGGCTCAGCAGTTCCAGCAGTAGTAATTGATATTGTTAATGGTTGTTTTCTAGCACCTTGAGAAGTCACAAGCGCCTCAAATAAATCTCTAGCATCTGGTTTTGTCCATACATGGAGTTCATCGCAGATAACTGTGCTTGCATTTAATCCATGAGCAGTACGAGCATCAGATGATAACGCTTTCATTGTAGAACCAGTTGCCTCTACTACAATTGCATTTCTATAAATCGTACACATTTTGGAAAGGTATTCATCCGCTTCCACAAAACGTTTAGCAATACCAAACACAATGCTTGCTTGGTCTCTATCAGCAGCAGCAGTATAAACTTCTGCTCCTTGTTCATTATCAGCAACTAAACAATACAAAGCAAGTCCAGCACACAAATGAGATTTACCAGTTTTTCTAGGCAATTCAATTAAGGATGAGCGATACCTTCTAGTGCCATCATTTCTTAACCAACCAAAAATATTAGCAACAACGCTTATTTGCCAATCAGATAAATGAAATGGTTGTCCAGCCCATTTGCCTTTGTCATGTTTAAGAAACAAAGAAAAAAAATCAACTGCTCTGGATGCTATATCAACATCAAAAATACAATCTCCTGCTTGGTCATAAGGATTGTAATCTGGCAAAGTTAAATTTACTTCAGTTTGGTTTTCACTCATCCACTTAAATACTTCATCCGAGCATCTGCTTGATTGCTTTGTTTATCGCTGTTTACAGTAACTCTACTTCTAGCAGATGGTGTTAATCCAAATTCACATAACATTTCTTTAAATGCTTTGCCAAAATTTCTAGACATAGCAACATAAGGCGATTGTTGTAGATATTTTATTTGACCATTATTATCTCTAATCGGATAAACCTCGCCATGTTCTTTAAGCATTTGCTCACTACGCTTCCAATTGCTAAATGTTATACATAACAACTCAAATGCTTTTCCATCTGCAACTGTTAGCACGTTCATATCATCTAACAATGGTGCTAATTCATCCCAACAATCTTTTGCCATGCCTTCCAAATCTTCTGGACATTCTGGTATTCCAGATTCTGGCATTGGCTCATCTTTATTTATATCTGCTCTCCAACTGCCTCTTAATTTTAAAATTGCAGTTGGCGTAGGTTTTGTTCCACGTCTACCCATAAATTATTCCTTTTGGTCGCCAATGTATTCAAAAGAAAAACTTGTAGTGCCTTTATCTCTGAAACCAGTTTTGCGTTCCATGTATTTTCCAGAGTATTGTTTTTTAATCATTTGTTTTACTGCTCCCAATTTCCAAACTTTGCTTTTCATCATAGATTTATAAATTGGAACAGAAGAAAAACGTGCCATAATTCTACAATCAGGATGTTCCTCTTTCATTAGTCTGGATGATTCATCTATTAATTTAATACCCAATCCCAACCCAGCATAATCTGGATGAATAACAGTTCTATTTGAGTGGTAAATCCACGGCATGCCTTTTTTCTTTGGTGTGTAATTTGCAAAACACTGGAAGCCAATTTGGTTAGCACCATCAAACAACCCATATAAGAAAATTCTACCGCCCGGCAAATTC